TTTATAAAGTATTTTTTCTTAAGGTAGTCCTATTATAACAATGTTGCAACAAGAAATTTTCCATTTTTAGTTTAAGAAAATTTTAAAAATTATAAAAACGATTATATTCAATAAATTAGTACAAATAAAAGCTATGGAAGTTTGATCTTTCTATTGAGCTTTAAAATGGATTATTGTGTTTAAATCATCAATTTAAAAAGCTTGCTTAGTAGGCAAGCTCCCCCTTTTTTTGATATTTGCGCTGATCAATAAGGTTTAGTGTTACTTAAAGCAACACACTGATAATACTGAAATATTTAAAAATAAAAAAGCCCACTTCCTATTTTTATTCAGAAATGGGCTTAGCAAAAAAAACGCTTAGACCTGAAATAGAAAATATCTATTCGGAAATATCTCCAACTTCATATTGGCATAATATTTAAGCACTAGCAATAGGGATTGAATTAAAAATATCAAATATTCATATTTAAATAGATAAAGATTTCTTTTTTTAAATGGTTTTATTTTTAGCCTACATAATTTTTTTAATTATCAAGACTTATAAAGAATATGTGCCCATCAATAGGTAATACTTAATAAGGTCTTATATGCAGTAACCATTAGGCTCTAGAGAGTAAGAACTCAAACTGACTAAAAATAAAATAATTAATTTTCAATATCAATGATCATATACTGCAAAGTTAAGTATATTCCAACTTCTCCATTGTTGAGTGCCTCATATAAGTCTTCATCAACGAAATCTCCAGATTCATCATATAGCCATTTATGAATTTGAATAATTTGAATGTTACCCTTTTTATCTTTTCTTGCTATTGGGTCTATTACGGACCGAACTATCACCTTCTTCTTCGTCTCAACATCAAGCAATGTGATAATTGTCATTTTAAAATCCTTATAAATATCCTGTATAACAACTACGCTCAATCAATAAAGATTTTTATATTTAAATTACTCAAATAGCAATCTTTTCAATCTAAAAAATAAATAAAAAACACTTTAATAGTATATGCCTATTAGAAAAGGTACCTTAAATATTCTACTAGCAATAAAAAACCGCTTTAAGGGCGGTTCATCTAAAATTCACAGGTACTTAATGAAGATTTTTTTCTGTCTTTGCATCTTTCTGGGCTCACAAATTTTTCCAATAAAGTTAGTTAACCACAAAATACTTTCTTCACGATCTTCAAAATGAGGTATAAGGCTTAAATCTACTTTTATTTTGCGATCAACTAAAGGCAAACTTAAACAATGTTCAAAGTCTATTGAGCTGTACTTCAATTTGAGTCTTTTTTCTGCAGCTTGATTCTTTATCTCAGCCATAATGCGATTTAGATTAACAATCAAATTATTTGAAATTTTATTATTTTCATTTACTCGTTCGTAAACTGTCTCAGCTACATCAATGTAATTTATTAGCTCTACATTCTCATTCATAGCATTTGTACTCCGTTTTTTTAATTATTCTCCTAAAATCATGTTTATTTGAGTCACCTAATGCATCATCTAAGTAAATATTGTTTAAATTCGATTAATTTAATTTTAAATAAATTATTGAATTAATAATATAATTATTGGATTTTATAATATCTTTATACATCTTTATCCTTAGCAAATTCAATTAAAATTTAATAAAAAACCCCGCCAATAACTAGTATGTAGCGGGGCCATTTGCGCCGTAATACGTCCGGCAAACGATAAAACTAGTTTTTAGGTGATCTAATGATATTTAGAACTTTCTCAGACATATCATGTAAGTCAGATCCAATTGGCAGCCAAAAATGATAGTTAATGTTGTCGCGGTTAAAAACTTGCTTGTAGTACTCAGTTTTAAAAGATGGGTCGATATCAGAAGCTTTTAGTAATCTGCCTTCTTTCTCTATCTTTTGCCCATCTAGTTCACCACCAACACAGATATTCATTTTAAGTACCAAATTCTAATTAGACTGGACTATAGCACAAAACAAAAAAAGCTCACCATTTGGCGAGCTTTTAAAAAATTTTGGTGCAACGCTTATAACTTCGTCCCACCATATCACAAATCTAAACCAAGTGTGCTGCACTGTCAAGATTGCAACACCTCAATTTTTCCATCCAAATATGCCAAGCCTTTATCAATCTCAGCACGTACTTTTGCTTTACTACATCTATGTACATTGGCAATTGTTAAATACGACCAATTATTTTCATAGTAAAGTATTAAAAACCAAGCTCTTTCTTGTAGAAATTCCCTATTATCGTTATGCATTTTAGCCAAGAGTTTACTTACTTCAACTGCCTCATAATCTTCAATTTCGCATGGCATAGAGATCTTACTTGATCTAATTCTAGTTGTGTCATTTTGGTCAATTAGACATGCTAAAGGATTAGCAGAAACTTTAAATTTTGTTGATCTTACCCATAGACCATATTGTTCCAACCATTGATGAGCAGAACGTTTAGACCAATCCATTGTCTTGTTATTAACTTTTGCATTCATGTTTAAACTTCCCTCACATCAATATTGTGAACTGTTTTCATCAGGTGTTTTTTATTTCGGTAACTCGGTAGCTTGCGTGTAGCTATAGACTTCACATCTTCAACAACGTATTCACCTGCTGTCGTGAAATAAGTGAAATCGGCAAAATATCTAAGTGCTGGTTTAGCTCGTTTCTCCCCTTCTAATTTTGTCTTCGGTGCCAATTCAAATTTTGTGTGATGCTGCAATTCTTTAATTTCACCTCGTTGTTGTAGAGCCTTTAGCTCGATATACCGTTTGTATTCTTTAGTACTGTCAAAAGTCATTCCATCCAATTTAATTTTCGAAGCATTAAACTTGTTTCGACCCTTTTTAACTTTTTGAGCTTTCGGACATGTTGCGCGGTAATCTGCAAGGCTCATTGAACTCATTCTTCAAACGTCTCCTTTCTTGCTAACCACCACAAAACCACCGCCCCACAAATAGCGGCTGTATAAAATGAAATGAGTAACCCCCACGCTAAAATCTCGAATTTGTTCATACATTCGCCCCTTCAATTAACTTAAGAATATTTCTAGGAATTGGCATACCTTCACGACGGCACATCTCTGCGTATTCGTGCGGATTGTCAAAAGGATCTGGACCTAGCTCTTGTTTGAGTTCTGGCTCTTTTTCCTTAGCCTTAAGCTTTTGTACTGGTGCAGGTTTACGACCATTGATTTTTAAACGTTCCATCAATGATTGGAGATGCTTTTGCGCTTCGTCATTGCTCACAGGAACGTGTTTAGGTTCTTTGTGTTCTAGTTGTAGCGGTGGGGTGTAAAACTCTTGCTGACGGCCCTTTAACTGCGCTTTCGCCACCATGACATTGTATGTACCAAAGAAATTATCTTGAGCTGCTCGCATTTGGCCGGCTTCGATCAAATACATAACCTCGTCTAAGGCGTACTTAGTGATTTGGGTAATAACCACGGAACGGTCAGTTGTAAACTTACATGCGCGAGACCAAGCTTCTTCTGGAGACATCCAACTTTCACCGATACACCAGG